TTACACTTTCGTAATCTCCTCTACTATATATTCATCTTTTACTTTCTTGCAAGTACATACAAAGTATTCAGGATGTTGCAACGCTCCTTTTAAAGTATCAGGAAGAATTATTTCTTTCGTACGACGGTCTACTGCAACCATTGCGTATAAGATTCCTTCACTTTCACATTTCTCTATTAGTGCACTTTTCAACTCTTCTACAGCATATTCCATTTGTGTGATATTTTGTCGCTGCAAAGTTATGGAAAATATGGCTCAATCCGAAATCCCGGTGCACGGATTTTGCGAAAAGTGTTATAATTTGTAAATTGCTGTATATCTGTTATAAAAATGGCTTCCTTGTTCGTCCGCCGACGAGGAAGCCATTCAACACAAAAACTAAACTAGACACATTTTTGGAAATCTAGTTGTATATTCTGTATATCAATTATATAGTCCTGCTTTTTTTTATGGTTCGACCATAATTCGACCATTTGCTGTTTTATGTACTATCAAGATCTCTATATTTCATATTTTAATCTTTTATAAATTTCCATGCGTCTTTAGGTAGCCATCCTTGCCGATTTTCTGCTATTTCTGAAATAAGAAAACGAGCTTGAGGTTTGTTTTTTATAATGATATCTGCCAATTCATTAGCTTCTAATGTTGATTTTATTAAAAATGTGTTTCTGATATCTGTTCTCCAGTCGGATATTTCTCTGATTGAATTTAATAACTCTTTGGTTTCTTCTTCATTACCTAGAGAATTGTTGTATATAAATATGTAAACTTTCATACGTTATATATGTTATATTTGCATTTAATAATGTTTATCCTCAAATTATTATCCTCGTTTTTCTTGGCTATATCAATGGCTTCATCTATTACTTCCTCAAATTCTTTATTGATAGGTCTTTTTTTAAATCCAGGAAATCCTTGTACTATATCATTAAGAGAGTTAAGGTAAATAGAAATACTTTCCCAAACGGATTTATTTTTATTTTTTAATGTGAGAGATAAAATATGTTCAAATACTTCTGTAATTTTATTATAGATATCATCATTAGGATGTATTTCTATATCAGGAATCTCTTTTCCTTCGGAATTGGAGAAATCAACTCTCTTTAAACGCATAACACTAATTTTCTCCATGTATTCATATTTGTTTAAATACAGGTTCGCTATGTCAGAATAAATCTGCGCCATTGATTGTAATGTATCTATTGAGCACATAATATTAATCTTTAGATTCCTTTCCACTTGAATTTGAAGAAACAAGTAATCGAACAAAATCTCCAAGAAGTTTATTGTTCTGTTCTGATGTCTTCTTCATTTCATCTCGATATTGTTGAATTGTCTTTTGAAATTCTAATGTCTTTTCGGCAACACTAGATTCAAAATCTTTTTGGATTGTTGTAATATTTGTTTGCAACTCTTCCAATTGTTTGTTGCTTGCAAAAGACAACTTCTTTATTTCATCATCTGCTTGGTCATTTAATGATTTAATCTTTTTGGCCGCTTGTTTCTCTATATTATCTGAATTTTCTTTTGCCTTAATAGAGAAATCTTCCATTTTATCCAAATAGTCTCTTCCTTGTTTTTGCATTTCATCCACTTTAAATATTGAGTATATAGAGAAAATAAGGAATACAATCATCAATATACCAGCCCATAACGACAATACAGTAAAATCATGCTGTAATTTGTTATATTGTAGCTCTAGCAAAGATAATGATTCTTTTTGTTTTTCTTCCACTATATCAATAACAACTTGATCTAGACTAATGGTGCTATCTTTAGTTATGGTTAGAGATTTTAAATATTTGTTTGTTAAGTTGTCGTAAAACTCCTTTTGGACTTCAATAACTTTATTTTGACTTCCCCTATAGTTTAAATGGAAAAGAACGAATATTGCAATGATACAGATTGTACATACAATAATGGAAATTAAGAATTTTCCTTTGTATAAATGAAGGTGTTTTTTATCTATATAATGCGAACAATTCTCTGAGCATTTTGCAGACGGGTTATCTTCTTGCTTTGCTGTTTCTTGTTTGGGATTTTCTTTTTCTGCCATAGTTATTTTGTTTTATTATCCTACATTTCGTTCATTTTTCAACATCGCTAGTTCACCTTCGATTTTTTTCAATTTCTCTGTTAGTAATTGATTAGTTTTCATCTGTTCATTTATAGTTCCCTGAAGAGTTGCTATTGTATCAACTAAACGTTCCATGCGTTCAATATTTGGATCAGGTTTGATATCTGAAATCAGCATTGGACCTTTATTGCGTAGTAACCAATCTGCTGAAATATCCGTAAATGCGTTTAATGTTAGCTTTATTACTTTAGCTGATGGTTCTGTACCTTTTTGAAACATTGACCCTAAAACAGATGGGTTTATACCAATTTTAACGCAGAATTGCCTGTCTGATAATTTGTGATAGGAGATAATCTCTCTAATCTTTTCGTTAACATTTACTTCTTCCATATAGATAAAAGTTAATATTCGTATATACGAATAAAATAATATGTATTTAATTTTGTAATATTCGTAAATACGATTACATTTGCATCATAAATCAATCAATCATACAAACATACAAAAATTGATTGATAAAACAAATGTGAAACTCTATAAATGTGACAGACATGAAACGATTTGATTTATCCGAAATAATGAGAAATGCTCATAGAACCTATAAGTATTCAGGCAAAAAGCAGGGAAAAACTTTTGGAGAGGTTCTGAAAGCTACCTGGAGACTTGCAAAACTTCAAGAAAATTTCTCACAGGAAGCCATGAAAGCAAGAACGGATAAATTCTTATCAGAAAGAAACGAGGTAATGAACAAAGCGGCTAAAGCTACAAGACATGAGGGATACAATAACCTCAGTATTCCCGCTTCCGCTTACTATAACTCAAATAGTACTCATTACGGTGCACATTATGTCGGAGATTAATAACCAATAAATATTTAAATTATGGAACTACAAAAATTTACTAAAGAACAGCTTATTGAGAAAGTAGAAGAACTGTCTATGAATCTTGATAAAAGTACCACTAACGAGGCTGAATTAAAAGCGAAAGCTATCGAGAATGAGATGATTATTGGGGAACTACGTGCTGAAAATGAATCATTGAAGAATGAAGTGAAGGTACAGAAAGAATCAACTGATATGTATAAAGAATGGTGGCAAAGTGAGTCCGATAAACTTGCAAAGGTTAAAGATTCTCTGGCTGCTGCTTCTGTTGTTCTTCGAGCGATAACAAATGAAGCAACTAAATAACCCTCACTAAAGTCAAACCAAACCGCCGGTTATCCGGCACCCAGTCCGGTCTTTGAGCCTGCCCTTGAAGGGAGACTGGGAACAACAGAGAAGAGTTCTTTGACATATTGGTAAAATGGTGTTTTGGAAGCCGACACGTGCCGAAAGGGATTACTGACGTAGGCGGGCTTCTCAACGATATAATGCTGTGGTTAATGGTCAAGCCGTATCGTTGTAAAACTAAATCAGTTAGACGTTTGTCGGCAAATCGAGGTATTTGCTTTATGTATATAAAGGTGATGTAGCTCAGGCAGGTTAGAGCGCTGTGTGTGGTGGATGGTTGAGAGTTCGAGTCTCTCAAGAAATACTCTTAGCTTAACGGAAGAGCACCACAAGCAGAGGTCGGCGGTTCGAATCCGCTCATCGCTTCAAGTTTAATTTAAAATTTAATTGTATGGAAAAAGAAATTCAGAAACGCAGTATAATCAATGTTTTGCGAAACATGGATGTCGGTGATGAAGAAGTGTTTCCCATTACTCAAAAAACGTCTGTGGTTTTCACTTTAAATCAGAGATTATATAAAGAAAAAGGGGAAGGCATGTCCTGGACTACTAAATCTTATGTTCAGGATGGAATATTTAAGGTTACTAGAACTACTTAACTTATTTGCTTATTGAGATGATTAGAGGTGAAATGGCTGAAATATTGCTGGATAACATTCTCCGATTGTTTTCGACAGAGATATTCGGAAAAGATAAGTCAGCATACTATGTCGGTGGCGAAAAAAAGTTGATTAGTCTCATTGAAGCAGGTAAGATTGAAAGTGATAAGCCTGTAAATGTTCAAAATGGTAAATGGCATTGTAATGCTGCTCAGGTATTACTTCATTGCCGATGTTCGAGAAAGAAAGTTAAACCTAAAAAACGGAAGAGATGAAAAAAATAAAATTCATTCATAACATTTTTACAGTAGTTGCCATATTGGTAGCTATGTATATAGGTGGGGGAATCGAAGCTACGCGAAGTGATATCGCCTGGTCATATCTCATATTCATTATAACTGTTGTACTATTGGCTGTGAGATTCGAATATGAGGAAAGGGGAAGAATATAAAAATAGCCTGTGAAGGTTTGCATTGCTTAATTTTAGTATTTGTCATGTTTATTTAGCCCGGTTCGCCGGGCATCTGCCGGGGTAGCTCAGTTGGTCAGAGCGCATGGCGTACATTCTTGGGAGAAAAACAGAAAATTATAGGCGTTCTGAAGCCTTTCAGAATAATGAGTATGTTTCCAACGGTGTACTAGAAGTCGTCACATGAGGTCAGCGGTTCGAATCCGTTTCCCGGCTCAACTCAATCAGAGTTAAGTAACCCGTGAGGGGGAAAATTATGTTTGTATCAATAACAATCAATCAATGTAGCCAGAATCGTCTGGCTACGAATTGAAGGAATTGCGGAATAGGTAGACGCGCTACTCAACAATAGGGAGTGTCAGCCCTTAGATGTAGTGAGCATGACAACTCATCTCGGTTCGAGTCCGGGTTCCTTCACAGAGAATTTTTCTTTTTATGTTTAACTAATGTTGCCAGCGAAAAGGACGCTGTAGGGTTAAAGCCCCTGTTATTTGAGTTTTAATTGTTCTATACTATTCCGGTGTGCTTTGAACGGCTATCCGGAAGCAAGAAGCTCGTGAGAGTGCTATTTAATAGTTAATGTCGTGTTTTATTTTGTGTTTGTGATTGGGGTGTATGGTCTGTGAAGATAGTGCACCTTTTTAATTAATCGGGCGGATATGTATATCGTTGGCTGAAACTACGGTGAGGTGCACCAATATTCCGTGAGACCGGTTCGACTCCGGTTCCGTCCACTAGCATTTACATTATGTATAAATCAGGGAGCCGTACACCCTTCAAGCGTAGCCGTTCCATAAGGTACATTGGATTATTCATTTTCTTATTTTTCTGCCTGTACAATATCGTACAGGCAGTTTTTACTACCTGAAAATGGCGTTAAAATGGCGAAGTTTCTGTTTGCTAAACTTGTCAATAACGATTACCTTTACTGATGTAATGAACTAAAAGTCAAACCATTAAATTAGAATTATGACAGCGAGAAAAAACACTGTATCAACGGTTCAGAATGAAGAGAAGAAGAATAATTCTATCAGACCGCTTCTAGCTTCTGAAATTGAATGTAGGGTTGGTACTATGAAACCGGACGGTTCGGGCTGCTCCTTGCTATTATACAAGGATGCTCGAGTAGACATGAGAATACTTGATGAAGTGTTCGGAGAAATGAACTGGAAACGGCACCATGATGTCGTTAATGGGAATCTATTCTGTACGTTGTCCATTTGGGATAATGAAAAGAAGGAATGGGTGAGTAAACAGGATGTTGGGACAGAATCTAGCACAGAAAAAGAGAAAGGGCAGGCTTCGGACGCCTTTAAACGTGCAGGATTTAACTGGGGAATTGGGCGTGAACTTTATACGGGTCCTTTCATTTGGATTCCACTTGAGAAAAATGAAATATATCAGAGCAAAACAGGTTCTCCTGCTCTATACACCAAATTCAGTGTAAAAGAGATTGGTTATAACGAGCAAAAGGAGATTATTTTACTTGTTATTGTGGACAATAAAAACCGCGTTCGTTTTGCTTATGGTAATACAAAGGAAAAAGTATATGCTCCCAATGTTTCTGCTTCAAACGCTTCGGGCAAAGTATATACTGGTGTAGACCTAGATCGTGCAATTAAACAAATGACTGGTGTTAAAAGCCGCGAAGAGCTTGAGAGAGTTTGGGCTGAACATCCCGAACTTCACAATAATAAGGAGTTCAGAAACATAACTATTGACATGCAGAAAACGTATCCTCCTAGAAATTGATAATAATGATAGAATTAGTGAAATCCAGTGTGGTTTTCAATGAGGAAAACCACACTTATATGCTCGGTGAAAAACAGTTGCAAGGTATAACCGGTATGATTAGCCGGCAGTTGTTCCCTGACAAATATAAAGATGTCCCCGATTTTGTATTGAAGAGAGCTGCAGAGAAGGGTAGCCTTATTCATGCTCAATGCCAGTTTGCTGATGTAACAGGCTTACCTCCTGAAAGTATTGAAGCTATTAATTATATCAGGGAAAGAGTAAATGCCGGATATAAGGCTTTTGCCAATGAGTACACTGTTTCAGATAATGAATATTTTGCATCGAATATTGATTGTGTTTGGGAAAAGGACGAGAAAATCAGCCTTGGCGACATCAAGACTACTGCAAGTCTTGACCGTGAGTATTTGAGTTGGCAGTTATCAATTTATGCCTATTTGTTTGAACTTCAAAATCCACTAATTAAAGTTGATAAATTGTTTGGAATTTGGCTACGAGGTGATAAATCTGAATTGGTTGAGATTGAGCGTAAACCGGATGCAGAGGTTAAGAGATTACTGGAGTGTGAGATTAAAGGTGAACAGTTCTTACCTAATGCTCCTGTTCCAGCCGATGAGAAGCTGCTTATTCCTATGCAATTAGTAACTACTATTATTGATATAGAGGAACAGGCGAGTTATATCGCTGAAGTGCAGAAAGGTTATAAGGAACAGCTTAAAAGTGCCATGCGTGAGAACGGTGTTAAATCATGGGATGCCGGTCGGCTGCGTGTTAGCTATACTCCCTCTTCAACGGGTAAGAGTTTTGATGCAAAGAAGTTTCAGGAAGATCACCCGGAACTATATTCTCAATATTTAAAAACATCAACTAAAGCGGATAGTATTCGTGTAACTATAAGGGAGGAAGGAAAATGAGTGTTAATAAAGTAATTCTTATAGGACGTGCCGGTAAAGACCCGGATGTGAGAACATTGGACGGTGGAGCGAAAGTAGCTTCTTTATCTTTTGCCACAACAGATAAGGCGTACACCTTACAAAATGGAACCCAAGTGCCGGAACGTACAGAATGGCATAATCTTATTTTTTGGAATAAGACTGCTGAAATAGTTGAGAAGTACGTCCATAAAGGAGATAAGTTGTATATAGAAGGTAAGTTACGCACTCGTAACTATGACGATAGCAAAGGAGTTAAACGTTACATAACTGAAGTCTTTGTTGATAGTATTGAGATGCTTACACCGAAAGTTCAGCAACAGGCTGCTCCTGTACCACCACCGTTACCAACGCAACAGCCTACACAGAGACAGCAACAACAAGTACAGCAGCCTGCATATCAGCAACAGCCATATCAACAGATACCACCGCCTGATGATTTACCATTCTAAGATATGGCAGAAGCTATTCTAACAAAACAAAATGGGGTAGTCACAATGGATAAGTCGTTTGACTACCTCTGTTCCACGCTCAAAAATGGAACTTACACTGTAAGCATCAAGAGAAAGGTAGAACCACGTACCCTGTCGCAGAACGCGCTCATGTGGCTGTGGTTTGCCTGTATTGAGAGGGAGACAGGCACGGATAAGTTGGATGTTCATGATTACTATTGCCGTAAGTTTCTTCCACGGCAAATATGTATGAATGGAAATATTGTGTCGGTTGTTGGAAGTACTTCTAAATTGAATACGATCCAAATGAAAACTTTCATGGATAAGGTTCAGGCTGATGCTGCCACCGAATTAGGAATCAATTTGCCATTGCCTGTTGACCAGTACTATAAAGATTTTATTAATGAATACCTGCATAGGTAAGTATTAACTCAAAGTTTAATTAAAATGGATTTGAATATTTCAAAAGCAAAATTGACCAAAAAGGGATGTCTTGAAGTGGTCTATGCAGACAAGGAAGGAAACGATATTGTTTTCAAGGGGATTAATCCTGTTCATCCGGATTTGAAGGATTCGCTAAACAAGCTCATACCCTACATTGTCGATATTACAGAACAGAAAGAATCCCAGTACATTAATTGGGAACGTCCAGAGTCATGTCTTGAAGATGAGTTCTTCAAAAAGTTCAATGTAACCGGCGTTAGCATTGGTGGTGATTCTTCTTTTGAGGTTTGTGTGTTGACAGGTAAGCGAACCCTTATGACGAGCAAAGTCCTTAATCTTTGTTCTCCTGGTATTGGTTTCGATCCGGACAATGAATCGTATGTGCATTGTGAGGAGTTTCGTGATGCTGTTTATAATTTCTTGTATGAAGCAGAGCTTTATGTTACAGAGAATAAATGTTCGGAGATTCAAAGGGAATTTGAATTTAAAGATGGTGAGGACCCGTTTGACAAGGTTGATGAAGCTACTGATGCAATGAATGAAGATGGTGAAGATAACGGGATATGTTCAACAGTTGAACATCATGAATTAGTATTAGAACCTGCTTCATGAAACCAATTTATGTGACTAAGACGCCCAATCTGTACCGGATTCAGTTCGAGTATCACCCAAAGTTGGTCGAGGTCATAAAGATGATACCAAGTAAGCCACGCTATGACGGAACAGACCGGGCGTGGCTTGTTAGTATCAATGATACGCGTTATCCTATTGGACGTGATGCGAATTGGTATGTGAGAGCTTTTGCGCAATGGGCTGTTCAGATGCGTTATTGTTCTACTGTCAAGGAACGTGAGGTAACTGAAGATATTAATTATGATATTCCTCCGATGAAACCTTTTGTCGGTGAACACTATATGTTACTTCAACCTTACGAGTATCAACTTGAAGGAGTACAGTATGCAATAGAGCACAAACGCTGTTTTTTCGGTGACCAGCCCGGATTAGGTAAAACATTGCAAGCCATATGTGCAGTTGTTAAAGCACATAAGGAAGCGCCCATTTATGGTGAGTCTTTTCCAGTACTTGTAATTTGCCCTGCTGCGTTGAAAGTAAACTGGCAGCGTGAGTTTAAGAAGTTCGCAGGTATGAATTCGATTATCCTTGATGACAGAAACCGACAGTCCTGGCAATCATTTTATGAGTGTAAAAGGTCTGATGGCAGTCCACTTTGTGAGGTGTTCATTACTAATTATGAATCGCTTAATAAATTTTTTGTAAAAGCTGTAAATAAGGAATCCAAGCTTACAATGAAAAGTATTGCTTTCGATCAGCGTGTCTCTTTGTTTAGGTCTGTTATCATTGACGAATCTCATAAATGCAAATCAAGTAAAACTCAACAGAGCAAATATGTTGAAGGTATCTGCAAAGGTAAACGTTATATATTCGCATTGACCGGTACTCCTGTTGTTAACAATAATACAGACTTGATACAACAGCTAAAAATATTAGGTCGATTAGAGGACTTTGGAGGTTATAGCCGGTATGTTGAAAGATATTGTGATGGTCCCAAACAGGCATCCAACGTTAAAGAACTGAATTGGCGACTATGGAATACTTGCTTCTTTCGTCGTGAGAAGTCAAAGGTGCTTACACAACTTCCGGACAAGACTCGTCAATACTTGACAGTTGATATCACTACCACCAAAGAGTATAAGGCTGCCGAGGCTGATATGGTAAAATACTTGAAGAAGTACAAGAACGCTTCGGATGAACAAGTGCAGAAATCAATGAATGGTGCCGTTATGGTGCAGATGCAGCTTTTAAAGCAGATATCTGCCAGAGGTAAAATCAAGGCTGTTTGTGAATTTGTCCATGATGTTATCGACGGTGGTGAGAAGCTGATACTTTTCGGTTACTTGAAAGAAGTTGTAGCAGAACTGAAAAAGGAATTTCCTAAAGCTGTTACTGTAACGGGTTCCGATAGTGTCAACCAAAAGCAATATGCCGTTGACTCTTTCCAAAATAATCCGGATTGTAAACTGATTATTCTGAATTTCAAATCGGGCGGTACCGGGCTTACTTTGACTGCTGCCAGTCGTGTTGCTTTTATAGAGTTCCCTTGGACTTTCAGTGATTGCGAACAGGCAGAAGATAGAGCACACCGTAACGGTCAAAAGAACAATGTTAACTGCTATTACTTCTTAGGTAAGGATACTATTGACAAGTATATGTATGATGTGATTCAAACAAAGAAGAACATTGCTAACGGTGTAACCGGAACGGATGACCAAGTAGAAGAGAATATGGTGAATCTTGCAATGGACTTGTTTAGGGATAAATTATGAAGCCATTTAGATTAGTTATAATTGGGCAGAGAACTCATATTCAGGAATACAAGAAAGAAATGTTGTTCGGTCCTGAATGGGAAACCATAATATCCTTTGTCGGTTGCAGGAACAGGTGTAAACAAATCGTTGACCTTCTAAATGAATGTGCTACGATTTCAAAAAACAAGCAGAAAAATGACTGAAGAAGATATTCGTAAATTGGAGGTGAAATATTCTGAAACCAAGATACAACACATTTGTGTAACTTGGTTCAGAGAAACGTTTCCCAATGTCGGCCCTCTACTCTTTGCTATACCAAACGGCGGCGTCAGGACAAAGAAAAGCGGTGCTATGCGTAAATATGAAGGTGCCATCGCTGGTGTTGCTGACTTGATTCTGCTTTTTCCTCGCGGTGGTAAGAGCAGTCTTTGCATAGAGATGAAAACTCCATATGTAAAAGGTAAACGTGCCGGAACGCAGTTTGATGAGCAAAAAGAGTGGCAGGCCTTAGTTGAGAAATATGGTAGTGTATATGTCGTTTGTCATGGGTTGATTGAGTTCATTAATAGCGTTTGCTATTATCTGAAAGCCGACCCTCAACCTTATATAAACAATGTCTTACGGAATTATTATAAATTGATATGACTTATATTGAACTTATCAATAGGTTTTGGGAACTTGACGAAAGCTGGCAATTTTCCTGCTGTGAAACGAGGCTTTATTTTTACTTGCTAAAAATTGCGAATCGTTTAGGCTGGGAGGATAACTGGACACGTAGTGATACAAAGGTGTCATCTGACGTGGGAGTGTCTGTAAAAGTATTCAAGTCCGCCCGAAATAGATTAGTTCAAGCAGGTCTTATTGAATGTAAACAAGGCAATGGAAGAGGCAATAAATCAATGTATTCTATCAAAGGTGTACAAAAAGGTATGCAAAATATACCACCTTTACGGCATCCTTTAGGGATACCTTTAGGGCACCCTTTAGGGACACCTTTTCAAGAAAGCTCCCCCATACCCCCTAAAGAAGAATATAAGACAGAGACAAAGATAAAGAAAGAACCCCCTAAAGGGGGTAAGAAAGAAAGTAGCTCTGGCGAGCTTTTCCCACCCTCTAAACCGGAGAAACCTAAAAGAGTCGCAAAAGAATTTATATCTCCTACGCTTGATGAGGTTATTCAACACTTCATCAAGCAAAATGCTCCGGAACGGTTAGATGACTGGCAAGAGCAAGCAGAAATATTCTTCAATCACTTTGACTCGATAGGGTGGAAGAATGCCAATGGAGTGAAAATAGAGCGGTGGGATTCCAAAGCAAACCTTTGGATACTGGATCGTATTCGTGAAAATCGAAAAAATGAATTAGACCATGACGGAAGAGGAAAAGAATTTATCAAGCAAACTTCAAAATTTGATGGAGAAGGAAGCCGGCAAGCGCAAACTGACGATCCAACAGATAGAGAATCTGATAAAAAGGCACAAAGAAAGTATTCAGAACGTTTCTGAATATGATTTAACTGATACGCAAGAGTATTACAGTCATTGGAATTTAATTTCTAACCTTGGTACGGATTATACGGAACGGGAGTTTAGAAAATTTGATGTTGATGATAACAACTCTAAACTAATTCAGTTTCTTCTGTACTACTTCAACGGATGTCGGTATGCTCAAAATGTGTTTCCGGAAGAGAATTACAAGGTTCATAAGAATCTTTTGCTTGTTGGTGAACCTGGTACCGGAAAAACAATGTTGATGCAGATTTTTGCAGATTATTTGAAACTCACTTGTAACCCCAATGCTTTTGAAAACTTGTCTGTTACTCAAATGATGAATTATTATAAAATTCACGGGCATATTGACTTGTACACTTACAATGAGAATCAATCCAAAGGATTTAAACCAAATCCCTTTAATATCTGCTTGAATGATATCGGTCTGGAAACGGAAAATCAAAAATCGTATGGTACCAGTCTCGATTCAGTTATTGATGAATTTCTTTATGCCCGGTATGAGATTTTTCAGCAATATGGCAAGAAGTATCATATAACATCGAATCTTGGCATAGCCGAATTTAAGAAACGTTTCGGACCAAGATTAGTGGATCGTTTTAAAACGTTTAATGTTCTCCCCCTGTGTGGCGAGAGTCGTAGAATATAGCTACTATGAAAGTTACAATTTACTGGGTTACTAAAGATTCGGATAAAATTGCTCGTATCAGAGAGCGTTTCGGTATTGGAACGTATCGAAGTGTGAACGGTGAAACGCCTGCTGAAATACGAGAAGAAGATATGGAACTTCTTCGGAAAACTGAAAGAAGAGGATTTATTCAAATACGTAATAAGCCCACATGAAAATGGCGTTAAAATGGCGAAGTTTCTGTTTGCATAACTTGTCATTTTACGATAACTTTACTGATGTAATGAATTAAAAGTCAAACCAATATAATTAAATTATGGAAGTACAAAACATTAGAATTGACCTTATTAGTCCTTCTCCTTTGAATCCGAGAAAGACTTTTGATGAAGCAGCTCTTGAAGAGCTCGCAAGCAACATTGAAAAGCAAGGCTTATTGCAGCCTATCACCGTCAGGGTAGCCAAATCCGAAGATTTTACTGACTTAGAGACTGGCGGTGTTACGACAATTCCCTGTTCGTATGAAATTGTTTGCGGTGAGCGTCGTTTTCGGGCTGTGTCACTTTTGAAAGCAAAGGAAGATGAAGCGAATGTTGCAAAAATCAAAGCCCATCGAAAAAAGTCGGAAAAATTTCAGACAATATCCTGCATTGTCAGAGAAATGACAGATGATGAGGCTTTTGAAGCGATGATTACCGAGAATCTTCAAAGAAAAGATGTTGATCCCATCGAAGAAGCTTTTGCCTTTGCGCAGTTGACTGAGAAAGGACGGACTTTGGAAGATATTGCTCTTAAATTTGGAAAGTCTACTCGTTTTGTCTTTGACCGTATAAAGCTAAACGGTCTTATCCCGGAACTGAAAGAACGTGTAAGAAATGGAGACATACCATTATCCGGTGCTATGATTCTTTCAAAACTTGACGAAGAAACTCAAAAGGAGTTCAATGAGGAAGAAGATGAACAATGCACGACATCTATGATACGTGACTATGTTAGTAATTCCTTTTTAGAACTGGATAAAGCGGATTGGATTAAAGAAGACGCTGACAATTGGGAAAATGGCGAATTTAAGCAGTGCTCTCAATGTGAATCTAATACCTGTAATCATGGTTGTTTGTTCTATGAGATGAATAATAAGAATGCTCGCTGTATCAATGCTGCCTGTTTTTATAGAAAGCGGATTGCATATGTAATCCGAAAGATTCTGCTTGAGAGTGAGAATCTTGTTAAAGTAGGTGAACCTTTTTCATTCGGAAAAACTGTTATTGTAGCAAAAGCAGAATATTATTGGAGTGATGAAAGAAAAGCACAATATGAAAGTGCTTTAGAAGCCGTAAAGCAACTTGGATTTGAAGTAGTTAATCCAGATGAGGTGTTTAGGAGTTTATGTTATTATAGTGCTGATGATGAACGGACACTAAAAATGCTTGATGAAGGTGAAATTTATCGCTGTATCTCATTCTTTGGTAATTATAATCCAGAATTTAATATAAAATTCTATTACACAAAGAAAGAACTGGTTTCTAGTACTGCCGCTGTTGCCGATCTAAAAGAGATAGAAAGGGAAAAAATAAACGCCCAATTAAAAAGAGCGAAGGATATAGTCAAGGAGAAGTCTGCTGAAGAAATGCGCAAGTGGGCGCAAGAGAAACCGTACTATCGGAGAACAAAAGAATTCTCTGAAAATGAACAACTAGTTTTTGATGTGCTGGTTCTTAGCGGTTGTAGCAGTACTTATCTTGAAAAACTGAATTTGAAAAAATGGAATGGTGAGAGTGATTTTGTAAATTATGTCAAGAACAACCAAGCCGACCGGCATCAATGGTATAGAGCCTTTATTGCTGAATGCTTATCATCGAATAATGTGAATTTCTACTCCTATTTGCAGAAGTGTCAGAAAATCCTTTTTGCAGAACAATATCCGGATGATTTCAAAGCGCTCTCTAAGAAACTTGCGGATTCATATGATAAGAAAGAAAAGAAGCTCAAAGAAAGACTGAAAGAGCTAAATAACGATAACACAGAGGAAGCCTAACGGTTTCCTCTCTTTATTTGAAATGAAAATGAAAGACTATATAGAATTTCTAAAAGACAAGATGGCTATTAGCCACAATACTGGATTTGAAGTTAATCCTGATGAAATATCAACTTCTCTTTACCCTCATGTAAGAGATACCGTTCGTTGGGCGGTATCCGGTGGTTGCCGTGCCATATTCTCCAGTTTCGGTATGCAAAAAACAGTTACCCAATTGGAGATATGCAGAGTTATAATCAACCAGTATTTTGGTAAAGCTCTTATCGTTTGTCCTAAACGTGTAGTAGTAGAGTTTATCACCCAAGCTAAGGAGCACATGAACATGACAGTTAAGTATGTCAAGACCATGAGCGAAGTCAGAGCCTGCAAGTGTGATATAATGATTACCAACTATGAGCGTGTCCGTGACGGAGAAGACGGCGTAAGAATAGAACCTTCCTATTTTACCGTTACCTCATTGGATGAAGCAAGCGTATTGAGAGGGTTCGGCACCAAGACATACCAAGAGTTCCTACCGCTGTTCGCCGATGTGCCTTTCCGCTTTGTTGCCACTGCCACGCCGTCACCTAACAGATACAAGGAGCTGATACATTATGCCGGATATCTTGGAGTGATGGATACAGGTCAAGCCCTTACACGTTTTTTTCAACGTGATAGTACCAAAGCTAATAATCTAACGCTTTATCCACACAAAGAAAAAGAATTTTGGCTGTGGGTATCAACTTGGGCATTGTTCCTAACCAAGCCTTCCGACCTCGGTTATCCTGATACCGGCTATGAATTGCCGGAACTGCGGGTACATGAAGAAGTGGTTAGCGTTGACAATTCCACTGCCGGTACAGACCGTGACGGACAAGTGAAGATGTTTCGTGAGGCTGCTCTCGGACTTGCTGATGCAGCGAAAGAACGTCGGGACAATATGGCAGAGAAGATTGCCCGTGTCGTAGAGATTATTAATCGTCCTGAAAACAAGGACGAGCATTTCCTTTTGTGGCATGACCTTGAGAGTGAGCGGGAAGCCCTTTGCAAGGCTATCCCCGGTTGCAAAGCTGTTTATGGCTCGCAGGATGATGAGGAAGCCGACAAGGTGATAGCGGACTTCAAAAACGGGAGATTGAAATACCTGGCCGCAAAGCCTGAAATGCTTGGTGAGGGTTTGAACTTCCAGTACCATTGTCATAAGGCTATCATGTTCATCGACTACCGGTTCAATGACAAGTTTCAGGCGATAGCCCGTATCTACCGTTTCATGCAAAAACATCCTGTAGACCTTTACTTGGTCTATGCAGAAAGTGAAGGAGAGATATTCAAAAGCTTTATGCAGAAATGGGCGCAGCATCGTGAAATGGTTTCTAAAATGACTGATATCGTCCGTGAGAACGGTCTGTTCGGTTTGCAGGCAGAGGAGAAGATGATGCGCTGGATGTTTGCCAGCCGTGAAGAAAAATCCGGTAAACTGTGGAAAGCCATCAATAACGACAATGTTTTGGAGTGTCAGAAAATGGAAAGCAACTCGGTGGATTTGGTTGTAACCAGCATCCCTTTTTCCAATCATTACGAATATACGCCGACCTATAACGATTTCGGGCATAATGAAAGCAACGACAAGTTCTTCGAGCAGATGGACTACCTCACACCAGAACTGATGCGGATATTGAAGCCTGGGCGGCTGGCTTGCATCCATGTGAAAGACCGTGTATTGTTCGGTAATGCCACAGGTGACGGTATGCCCACCATCGACCCGTTCTCCGAAATGACGGTATTTCACTACATGAAACACGGATTCCGCTACATGGGGCGTATCACAGTAGATACCGATGTGGTAAGGGAGAATAACCAGACCTACCGCCTTGGCTATACAGAGATGTGCAAAGATGGTTCTAAGATGGGTATTGGTTGCCCTGAATATGTGCTTCTTTTCCGTAAACTGCCTTCTGATACTTCACGTGCCTATGCAGATTTGCCAGTAACCAAGAATAAGAATGAATATTCGTTAGCCCGCTGGCAAATAGATGCTCATGCAAGTTGGAAATCTTCAGGTAATACTTTGTTAAGCTATGAAGATATGAAAGTTGCCGGTATTGACAAGATACGCCATTTGTTTAGAAACTATGAGCGTGAACATATATACAATTATGAAGAACATGTTGCTTTCGCTGAAGAATTAGAAGTTTACGGTAAACTACCAAAAACATTTATGGCCGTAGATCCTGTAAGTAAGAAACCTTGGATTTGGGATGACGTTACCCGGATGCGTACACTCAATACCAAGCAGTCACAGAAAAAACGTCAAAATCATATTTGTCCTCTTCAGCTTGATATTGTTGAGAGGTTGATTGAACGGTATTCAAATAAAGGAGACTTGGTATTCGACCCATTTGGCGGTATCGGTACTGTTCCTTACTGTGCTATTAGATTGGGGCGTAAAGGGCTCTCTACCGAGTTGAATTATGACTATTGGAAAGACAGCCTTTCATACTTGCATGAAGCTGAAATTGAAGTGAATGCACCGACGCTATTTGATTTGATGGAAGCTATTTAATCTAAATAAGAATGGATATGTATTTGTATAAAAACAGACCACCGCCTTTATTAAATAGTGTGAGATTATTCTTAGTCTAACAATTTAACCCGATCGATATGATAACATTGAATAGGTTTGCCCAGAGATGCTTGAATATCATGAGGAAGCGCTTTAAGATGAATGAGCATAGCTCAAGAAAAGCGTTTAGCATAAGAATTGAAGCCGTTTGGAGAAAATTCGATATTGCTTCTAAATATAGGAGTGATAATCTTCCTAAATATTCGGAAGATGAAGAATTGGCAGCCGAGATGATAATTTACCTTGTTGCCTATTTAAAAAGATTTGGTTGTGAGGACATTGAACAGCTTATCAAAGATAAGATAGAGTTCGATGATAGAAAAAATGATTAGGTGTTGTTACTGACTGTTTGTGTTGTTGATTTTGTGTTGTTGATTTTAATATAGTTAGTTATGACAGAGATTATTCAAGTCTGCCTACTTGACTTTAATAAGGGGCAGCTCATGGGATTGCCGAAAAATCCACGTTTTTTTCGTGATTACCGCTTTGAAGCGATGAAGAAAAGCATTCAGGATTCGCCAGAGATGCTTGAACTTCGAGAACTTATAGTTTTTCCCTACAATGATGGCAGATATATTGTTGTTTGTGGCAATTTACGTTTGCGAGCTTGCAAGGAGTTAGGTTATAAAGAACTACCCTGTAAAATCCTGGCATCTGATACCCCCGTTAAGAAGTTGAGGGAATATGCCACTAAAGATAATGTCAATTTTGGTGAGAATGATTTGGACGTTATGGAAAACGAGTGGAATAAGGCGGAACTCCAAGACTGGGGTATCGAATTTGCCCCGGAGAAGAAAGAGGATGAATTTAAAGAGCGCTTCGATGCCATCACGGATGATACAGCCATTTATCCTCTCATTCCAAAGTATGACGAAAAACATGAGTTGTTTATCATCACCTCAAGTAATGAGGTAGATAGTAATTGGCTTCGTGAAAGGCTGGATATGCAGCACATGAAGTCGTACAAGACCGGGAAAGTAAGTAAGAGTAATGTAATCGACATAAAAGACGTTCGCCATGCCTTGCAAAATAGTAATACCAAGTCATAAGCGCCATGACCGGGTGTTCGCTAAAAAGTTGGTGAACGATCCTATCATTTGCGTTGCTGAAAGTCAAGCTGACTTATATCAACAATTTAACCCGGAATGTGAAATTGTTACTCATCCTGACGACGTTATGGGCCTCATCCCGAAACGTAACTGGATGGCAAAGCATTTTGGAGAACTTTTCATGCTTGATGATGATGTCCATGCCTGCAAACCTATTTATGTGGAAAAAGGAGAACCTAGCCGGATAAAGGATAAAGATAAGATAACTAACATCATTCAGTCATTATATGAAATGGCCAGTATGATGGATGTTCATCTGTTTGGCTTCACCGCTCGAATATCGCCGGTTATGTATGATGAATCCGCTTTTCTTTCTCTTTCGAAAATGATAACCGGTTGCAGTTATGGAGTAATCTATAACAAAAACACTTGGTGGAATGAGGAAATACGTTTGAAGGAAGATTTTTGGATTTCTTGTTATATGAAGTACAAAGAACGTAAGGTTTTAACTGATTTGCGGTATAATTTTGAGCAAAAGAACACTTTTGTAAATGCTGGCGGGCTTGCTTCTATAAGGAATCAGGAAGAGGAACGTAAATCTATCCTCTTTATCAAAAAGAATTTTGGTGATAGTATTTTGCTAAAGAGTGCAACCACTAATGGGAAAGACAAAACAAAGCAGCTCGTTCAATATAATATATCATGCAAATTCAAATTCTAATAGTCTGTAAAAAAGGCGTTTAAATGGCGTCCATTCTGTTTGTCATATTCGCCTTTTTTAGCTAACTTTACTGATGTAATAAACTAAAAGTCAAACCATTAAATTAGAATTATGATTATAAGAACAGTTTGCGGATATGATTTCTTTGAGGTGAGTTCTGCAATGCAGAAAGCCATTAGGCGAGCCGACACCGGGGTAGCCGGCTTTTTTGCATTGGAACTTTGGGCGAGTGGGTACCGCGACTATGTGTGGAAGCGTCTGTTTACCATTAGTGCTGAAGATTGCTATGGAATCATCACTAAAGAGATAGAAGCATTGTGGCAGGGGCATGAGCTGGTAAACAAGACTGCTACTGAACCCAAAGGGAGGATATTTGTCAGTAAAGCTGTTATTCTCCTTTGTGAATGTAGAAAGAATCGTGATGCGGATCATTTGCAAAACTTCATCTATGATAGAAAGGATATTGATATAGAAAAGTGGATAAATGATGTCAGGCGTTACCCTATTCCTATTCCAGATTACACTTTCGATGTACATACACGAAAGGGTAAAAAACATGGGAGAACCAAAGAAGAATTCTTTCAGGAAGAATACAAGGCGTTACAACCTCGTGTTCCTGGTTTATTCGATGATTTGGTTCAACCCAGTCAACCAAAGTTATTTAATGATGAAACCACGGCTAAGTAGCTGTGGTTTCTCATTTTTCATATAAGTCAAACCAATTTAATTAAAAAAATGAACACGTATTACAAATTTGCGCCAAATGTATTTTTGGCAAAGTGTGATGAGAAGCACGAAAAAGGTGAAACTATTGAAGTTACCACCAAGTATGGAAAAGAAAATGAATGTATTGTTTTCAACCTCATTTACGAACGTGATGGATTCTATTACTACTCAATCGTACGGGCTGATGGCTTTAATGTGCAAGAGTGGGCCAAACAAAGAGCTGAACGTCGTCATGAATGGGCTACATCTGCTGTACAGAAAAGCTGTGAATATTACAACAAGTCCAATAAAGATAAGGATTTTCTTTCTCTAGGTGAGCCTATCAAAGTGGGACATCATAGCGAGAAGCGACACAGAAAAGCGATAGATGATGCGTGGAACAATATGGGGAAAAGCGTTGAGTTTAGCGATAAGGCTGCCGAACATGAAAGAGTTGCGAAGTATTGGGAAAAAAGGGCTAATACGATAAACTTGTCCATGCCGGAAAGTATAGATTTCTACGAACATAAGTTGGAACAAGCAAAAGAATATCATGAAGGATTGAAGTCCGGCAAATATCCACGTAGCCACTCTTACACTCTCACTTATGCAAAAAAAGAAGTGAATGAGTTGCAAAAGAAATACGAACTTGCAGTAAAGCTGTGGGGCGATGTTTAATAATCTGTAGTATCTCAAATAATTTACTATGAGAGAATTATCAAAAGAAACCTCATTACAAAGGGTAATGAGGGCTTCAGGGCGTGTACCTGTACAATGCTCATGCAGTGTTTGTAAACAACAATGTCATACGCCATGTTTAGGTACTCCTGATGATATTGAACGAATTATTGATGCAGGTTATGCCGACAGGTTAGCGCTGACGAACTGGGCTGCTGGTATATTCTTAGGGGTTATTAATATTGCTATTCCGATGATTCAGCCCGTTGCTGGTAAGGAGTATTGTGCTTTTTTCGAGAATGGACTGTGTATCTTACATGATAAGGGTTTGAAGCCCACTGAAGGACGTTTGTCTCATCACACTGTCAGGAAGGATAACTTCAATCCTGCTATGAGTATTGCTTGGAACGTTGCAAAAGAATGGCTGATGCCGGAGAATGAGGATGTACTTTCTCGTGTAGTAAATAAATTCTTGAATGCGAGGAAGCCATGAATGTGTGTCAATCAATACCTCGTAGAGATTGCAAGGTGTTTGCTAAATGTGGAGCAAAATCCTTATCACATTGCCGGCGGCACCGCGAAACTGATGAGAAGTGTAAAAGTTGTACTCTAATTCGTCGTAAGCCGCGTAATCGGATTATAGATGATTCAGGACGTGAAATGAAAAGATGTACCCATTGCGGAAATTACTTCTACTTGAACCGGTTCTACAATCGTATAGTGGTGAGAAAAGGTAAGGAATATCATTTGTTGACTTCCTGGTGCCGTATGTGTATGTCACAGATTAATAATCAGAGGGCAAAGAAGAAAAAGTGACTTGTCTATTAAATTTTTTGTATGAAATATTATGCTTCAGTCAGCTTTGGAAAGGATTCCTTGGCAATGCTTTTCATGCTAATAGATAAAGGATATCAGTTGGATGAAGTCGTTTTCTATGATACAGGTATGGAATTTCAGGCAATCTATAACACTCGTGATGCTGTTCTTCCAATTCTTAAAAAACTTGGCATTAAATATACAGAACTACATCCGGAGCAACCTTTTCTTTGGACAATGTTTGAAAGGCCGGTTAAGAAAAGAGGGACCAATATTATCCATAAAAAAGGATATAGTTGGTGTGGGGGAACATGTCGGTGGGGAACGAGTGAAAAACTTCGTGCATTGAAAACTCACACAAAAGACGGAATTGATTATGTAGGTATTGCTGCCGATGAGACCCATCGCTTTGAAAAGGAAAAACGACCCAATCGGGTTTTACCACTTCGTGATTGGGGCATTACTGAAGCAGATGCACTCCAGTATTGTTACACAAAAGGCTTTGTTTGGCATGAGGATGGAGTAAGGCTATATGAGCTACTTGATCGTGTGAGTTGCTGGTGTTGTGGAAATAAGAACTTGAAGGAGTTGAAGAATATGTATTTGTACCTTCCATGGTATTGGAAAAAGCTGAAAGAACTTCAGTTAAATACCGATAGGCCCTATCGGCGTAATAGTGGAGAAACCATTTTTGATTTAGAGGAAAGATTTAAACGTGAAATGCAATAGAAAGAGTTATTATGATTCCCATATGTGTAAATGGAAAAGATTATTATAATCGAGAAGAAGCACTTACTGCCTGGTTCGAGGAATGGTTAATGAAACAAGACTTTGAGCAAGACCTTATTGACCGGGAGAAAGAGCTTGAATATCGAAGAACCCATCCAGATTGGGATATTCCCTACGTAATGTATGGAGTTCGTAAAAAACACAAGTCTATTAAGAAGAATGAAATAGCTGTTTTTTATGACTTGTTACCGAGACAAAAGCGTGCTCGTACTGCTGAAACGCATTGGTACAAAGTGCTATACAAGAGAAAGGCTACACCTGAAGAAGTAGCGTCACTCAAGGCAGGAGAATACACTCATAGATATTTGGTATATTCCCTGTTTATTGAGAAGAGGATGACTCTTGACAAGGCTTTGTCCCTTATAGTTGCCGATGACAAGTTGTTAGGTATTACTGATAATACCATCTCTGAAATTGTAACAGCCTTTGAGACTTTCTTTAGCCGTAAGTTTAGAATTTATAAACCCGAATTTACAACCCAACTTAGTTTATTTACGTAATATGAAAACAACAATTATTTCATGTGTGATTTTGTTTGTGTTCCTGTTATATGTAGGGCATTTGTCTATAACAATCAAGCCGTTCACAGTCCAACTTCTATACTGGCATCGTTCGCTCGGACTGTTTTTGTTGATCCTCTCTTTTATAGTATATAATGCCGGTGAACATGCAAAAGGCTACGTCGATGGACTAAAAGAAGGGGAAAGAAAAGTACTTGAATTGTTGAAGAAAAAGACTGAATAAAATGGCGTTAAAAAGGCGAAGTTTCTGTTTGCTAAACTTGTCAATAACGATTACCTTTATAGACGTAAAGCATTAAAAGTCAATCAACATGAAGAGGAATGAAAAAATAGAAAAATTAGAAAGACTAGGTATTTTCAATCAATGGAAATATAATACAGAAAGGGCAAATGAGACATTTAATATTGAGTGTCCTGACTTCTCAATGACAAATGAAGAGCGGATGAACAATTTGTTAGATGTTGATTGCTGTTTTCATCGGTTTCTAGCTATTTCATTCCCTTTTAATGGTACTCCTGAAGGCGTTGCTTTTTGGGAGAATATTGCAAAAAAATAATCTAACTTAATTGAATTGAAATTATGAGTAAAAAAGATTTAATAGAGCAGAACATCACAAGAGTTCAAGAATATGTGAGGGAACTTATTGAAGATGCAAGGTGTAATAATGGTGTTTCGGAAACTCTTGAATCTACTTCAATAATTGTAGGTAATAGTGATGATATCTATGATTTTGCAATTTTATTTGCTTCTAATAGTGAATGTGTTTATTGTGAATTCATAGATAGTAAAATAGAGTACATTGATTGTGAACTAGATTGTGAAATATGCCAATTTGAAGGAAGAATAATTTTTCAATATATAAACGGAAAATTTCATAATCCTGCTAGTCAAATTATCGAACTATCAAAGTTGCTGATGAAAGGCGAATTAAGAGACACAAAAAGTATCTTTTGTTCTATGGTACTTCGATTAATGGATACTGAAGAATACAGTAACAATTATTGTAAATCTTTGGACTTAGTTCTGAGACTGTTTCCTGAAATAGATGGAGAATTGCTAGAAAAGGAATTGGATAAATATATTTAAGCAATACAAAAAGGAATCATTATGAAAGAATATGTTTTAACTAAAATACGTGATACTTTGTACGGTAAGATACCCAATGAAGAAATTTCGACAGTAATTGATTCGGTATCTTTCTGCCTAAGGAATTATGATATAATGGCAAAGGAAACGTCCGTTGTAGTATATGATAATTCCGATTCTCAAATTATCAGTAAATTCTTCATAGCCAAAGCCGTGGAAGGATTATGCCAAAGTTCATTAGACTATTATCGTGTCATTTTAAGAGCGTTTATCTTACATGTAGGAAAACATATCAAGGAAATCGTTACCGATGATGTCCGTGTCTATTTAGCCTATAAGAAGATTAATAAATGTAGTGATAATACTCTTAACAACATTCGAAGAACTTTGAGCAGCTTCTTTACTTGGTGCACAGAAGAAGGTGTACTTGATAGGAATCCAATGCTTAGAATCAAGGGAGTGCGACAAGTGAAGAAATTGAAGAAGCCATTAAGTGAGGATGATATGGAGAGATTAAGGTCTTTGGCTAGGACAAAAAGGAATAAGGCTATAATCGAATTCTTGTTTTCCACCGGCTGTCGCGTATCCGAAATGGTAAATGTGAATCTCGGTGATGTAGATTGGCAAAATGGGCAGATTGATGTACTTGGAAAAGGGCGTAAGTACCGAACTGTTTACTTGTCTGCTCGTTGTAAAATAGCTCTTCAGGAATATGTTGATTCAAGAACAGATGATTTAGAAGCCCTATTTTTATCTGATTATGAGGGAATGTGCCAGCAGATAAAAGATATGAATAAACTATCCCGGATATCCAAGGGAGCAGTTGAAATCATGCTAAGGAATCTAGGAAAAAAGGCGGGTATATCCAATGTACATCCTCATAGACTTAGGAGAACAGCGGCAACTACAGCCCTAAAACGAGGAATGCCAATAGAACAGGTACAGAAGATGTTAGGTCATGAAAGCATTGAGACAACTACTATTTATGCACAATCAACCAATGACGAAGTTAAATTAGCCCATGAAAAATATATTATCTGACATAAATGTAATGTTGAACATAACAGATAGTTATCAAGCACCGGAACGGATAATGAATCTTTTGTTTGGAGAGGAAAAAGAACGAATCAAGGTATTCAAAGACTTTTTGGACTACTTCAAATGTGATGTTAGTTATGATTGGTTCCATGAATACTTTGAAGATGAACATGCTGACCGAAAGAACAACAAGCAGGATTTCACTCCTAAATGTATTTCAACTTTGGTTTCTAAATTATTAGGTTGTGATACGGGCGTAACCTATGAGCCAACAGCCGGAACAGGCGGAATGCTCATTTCAAATTGGTACAATCACCGGAATAGTATTTCATGGTGATACATTAAGAAACGATTATAAGGCAGCGTATATATTAACTAATAAATTCAATTCACCTTGTGACTTTTCAACAGTTACAAGGTGGAAATAACCTTCAAAACAGTGTCGAAAAGGATGATATTAAGGTTATATGTTGGATGCCTATTCTATCTTTCGATGAAATATTGGAAGCCAACAGAGATGTACTAGAACGGATTAAAAAGAAAGGAGACTGATGATGACAGCAAAAGAATTAAGTAAGTTAATCACTACTGGCAGAAAACTGAAAAAGTTTATTAAAGAAACTCTCCCTAAAATCAGAGAAGAGTTTCCAAGCCATAGCAATAGTGGAATAGATAAGCATACAGATGGATTTGGCAGAAGGGAGAGTATTCAGAGTATGAATATAAGTAATCTTTGTTATTCTTCTTTTTCTGGCAGTTATGGAAGTGGAGACACATATTCGGATATAGCAAATATGGATACTGATTTGATGCAGGAATACTTTATCAAATATCTGAATAGGCATAAGGATGAAATAATGGAGGGAGTAGCAGATTTAATGATAAATGATGCAAAATCAGGTCAAGAAGATGCTATTAAGGAAATAGACGAGTATAAAAAATCACTGCTAAAACTATTGGAGGAATAAAATAACAGAAAGGAATAAATTATGCAATACATATTAACAGAACAAGAATATAGAGCTTTGACCCCTATTAGTGAGGTAAATAAGCTCAAAGAAGAAGTACAGCTTCTTAATGATAAAGTTATGGAGCTTAGTGAACATCCATGTGGAAGTGGCGCAGATTATAGAAGTGTAACCTTTTATTGTGATGATTGTCCGATTGGTGCGTTTGGAACCGGAACTTGCACAAAGAGTCAACAATATTCTAAATAACACTCAAAATACAGTCTGTAATGAATAAAAGCAAAAGGCGGGTTGCAAAGCCGCCTCCTGTTTATTTTAGATGGGTACACACTCTGTCACGTATTCAATTAACTAATAACTGTCACTTACGAGATTGAAAAATGCTTCCCATCCTACCGTCTAATTGATTTTGGACATCCATATAGCCCCACGGTAGTAAAGCTATAGGAGTCCTTTTAAAATTATGTTTTTCATAAAAATAAAATTAAGTCGCTTGCACCGTGCAAACGACATCCAAAAGTAACAATTTAAAATAATATGGCAAAAATTTATGTAGCAAGTAGTTGGAGAAATGTATTTCAACAGGACGTTGTAGATATTCTCCGTGATTTAGGACATGAGGTTTACGATTTTAAGAATCCCCCACATGGTAATGGTGGTTTCCAATGGTCTGATATAGACCCTGATTGGCAGAACTGGACAACAGAGCAATATAGAGAAGCGCTTAATCACCCAATTGCGCAGAAAGGTTTTGATTCGGATTTCAACGGTATGCAGTGGGCTGATGTCTGCGTTATGGTTCTCCCTTGTGGTCGGTCTGCTAACACAGAAGCGGGTTGGATGAAAGGTGCAGGTAAAAAGGTGATGGTTTATTCTCCGAAAAAGGAAGAACCGGAACTTATGTATAAGATATACGATTTTGTGAGTGATAGCATATTTCGTATCAATGATGAGATAATTGGAGTATAACTGTTTTAGTAATGAACATCGGAATATTAGCAGTTGACAGTAATTATCCTAATCTAGCTTTGATGAAGATAAGTGCATGGCACAAGGCAAGAGGTGATAATGTAGAATGGTATAATCCCCTTTGTTCTTATGATAAGGTTTATTCAGCAAAGGTCTTTTCGTTTACACCGGATTACGGCTACTACATCAATGCCGATCAAGTCGAGAAAGGCGGTACAGGGTATGACATAAAAAAGGTTCTTCTACCGGAAATTGATAGAATGATTCCTGAT